AAGTCGTATGCTCTTAAGTTAAGTGCTAGACCTACGATACCTATGGATGATGTCCACATACCCATGACAGGTACGAACAACATAAGGAAGTGTAAGAATCTCTTGTTAGAAAATGCAATACCAAATATCTGTGACCAGAATCTGTTTGCTGTAATCATTGAATAAGTTTCTTCTTCCTGTGTAGGATCAAAGGCACGGAATGTAGAACTTTGAACCTTTCCATCTGTGTAGATAGAGGTATCTTCATACAAAGTGTTCTGTACTGTTGCACCATGAATGGCACAGAGTAATGCTCCACCTAAGATTCCAGCCACACCCATCATATGAAATGGATTGAGTGTTATGTTATGAAATCCTTGTATGAAAAGAATATAACGAAAGATTGCTGCGACACCGAATGATGGTGCGAAGAACCAACTATGCTGACCTAAAGGATAGATCAAAAATATACTTGTGAATACTGCAATGACAGCAGAGAATGCTAAAGCATTGTAAGGACGAATCCCAACGAGACCTGCGATCTCAAATTGTCTGAGCATGAATCCTATGAGTCCGAAAACACCATGTAATGCTACGAAGTTCCAAAGTCCACCGAGTTGTACCCAACGAACAAATGAACCCTGTGCTTCAGGCCCCCATAAGAACATAAGACTATGACCCATTGCATCGCCTGGTGTAGACACTGCTGCGGTCAAGAAGTTTGCTCCTTCAAGATATGAAGATGCAATACCATGTGTATACCATGATGTCACGAAAGTAGTTCCAACGAACCAACCTCCGATTGAAAGGTAAGCACAAGGTAAAAGTAAAAGACCAGACCATCCGATGAATACAAAACGATCTCTCTTTAACCAGTCATCAAGAACATCAAACCAGCCCCTTGTGGGTGCTCGTAAGGTAGATGCTACCATTAATTTCTCCTATGAAAAAGGGGTCTTGCGACCCCTCGATTTGTTTTGGGTTAAATTATTAACCGATTGAAGGTGCAGTTAATGCAACCTGTGCTGACTCTGCAGATGCAAGGTCAAGTGGGAAGTTGTGTGCATTTCTCTCGTGCATTACTTCCATTCCTAAGTTTGCTCTGTTAAGAACATCTCCCCAAGTTGGAACAATCTTACCGTTTGCATCTACAACTGATTGGTTGAAGTTGAAACCGTTAAGGTTGAATGCCATTGTACAGATACCCATTGAGGTTAACCATACGCAGACTACTGGGAATACTGCTAGGAAGAAGTGTAAACTTCTTGAGTTGTTGAATGAAGCATACTGGAAGATTAATCTACCGAAGTAACCGTGAGCTGCCACGATGTTGTATGTTTCTTCTTCTTGTCCGAACTTATATCCATAGTTCTGTGACTCTTGCTCTGTTGTCTCTCTGATTAGAGAAGATGTAACTAGAGAACCGTGCATTGCACTGAATAGAGAACCACCGAACATACCTGCTACACCAGCCATATGGAATGGGTGCATTAGGATATTGTGCTCAGCTTGGAATACGAACATAAAGTTAAATGTACCAGAGATTCCTAGTGGCATACCATCAGAGAATGAACCTTGACCGAAAGGATACACTAAGAACACTGCGAATGCAGCAGATACTGGAGCTGAGTATGCAACACAGATCCAAGGTCTCATACCTAGACGGTATGATAATTCCCACTGTCTTCCCATGTATGCTGAGATACCAATAAGGAAGTGGAAGATTACCAACTGATATGGGCCACCATTATAGAGCCACTCATCTACGGTTGCTGCTTCCCATATAGGGTAGAAGTGTAAACCGATTGCGTTGGATGATGGAACAACTGCACCTGAGATGATGTTGTTACCATATAAGAAAGAACCTGCTACTGGTTCTCTGATTCCGTCGATATCGACAGGTGGTGCTGCAATGAATGCAACGATAAAGCATGCTGCTGCTGTTAGCAAACATGGGATCATGAGTACACCGAACCAACCAACATAGATTCTGTTGTTTGTTGATGTTACCCATTCGCAAAATTCTGGCCATCCAGCTAGAAGTCCACCAGACTTGCGTTGAGTTGAAAGAGTTGTCATTAGTAAGACGATTTTAAGTAGGGCACCAAGGGTATGGATGCGAAACTTATTTCCAGTAATCCCTCACTACTGGATAAAAGACGAAGTATTATACTGCCTATAGGTCTTGGTTTGAGAGCAGTTCTACGTAGGAGGGCGATCCGTTCGAGTCCTAAGTAATGTGTGGTTTTCACCACTGATTTATTTATTATAACAAAACTTTACAAACTTGTCAACTCCCATGGACAGTTTTAAAATTGACATTCCAACTGATGCTGATGCGTGTACTGTCTGTACGATTGGTACTGACACCATGCGTTAACCAACCAGGAAATAGTACCATGAGACCCACTCTAGGTGGGATGTTAAACCTTTCGTTTAATTGTATCCATGCAGGTGTACAACCTGCCTGTGCTACTGGACTTTCAAAGTAGAGACTACCATCATCTCCACTCGTCTGATAATAATATACTCCAGATATATCTGCAGTGGAGTGGTGATGTGCATGAGCATAACTTCCTTTGCGGAACTCATTGATCCATGACTTCCTATTGTATACTAATTTGTCTGGATCATACATGTCTGTGGCAGGAAACCCAGTGTGTTGACAGTATCTTTCCACTGCACCATTGAGTGCTGTAATGAAAGAGATACATGCTTTCTCTTTCAACCAGTCACCATCAAACTCTCCTTGACATATGTTATGTCCTAGTTGTTCAGAGAATTTATGTGAACCTGGTTCATTAAATTTTGTTGTTGTTATCCCTAGACTTATCTCATCTTGTATCAAATCAATATTAGAACGTGGTTCAAACTGTTCGATATAAATTGGTGTTTGGAATAGGGGTTGTATTGCAAACTGACCCATTAAAAACTTGGTTCCATCTCCTCTATTTTTTCTTCTTCAAATGCAGCATATGATATCTGCTCTCCAAAATATGAATGGTACATCCTACCCCATATGACTTGGAACTCACTCTCGTTTAAATCTTTGAACAAACACTGTCCGTTCATGTAAATGTGATAGATCATTTCTTTTGTAACCTCTCTACGACAGTTTCTTTTTGCATTGGTGCTACGTCATTCAATCCGTTAGCATCAAACCATGGTGCTTCTTCCCAATCAAATCCTTCACCGAATGTATTGTCAGGTGCCATGACATACCAGTGACACTTAGCGTCAGGTATATCTACCGCACAAACTGCCCAATCATCTGCCCACTGTGGTACTTGAACGTACATGACAGGTAGATGATTAGCAAACAATGAAAGTATGAAGGAAAAGATAATCATTTTAATTCTCCGTCTGCCGAAGATCTTTTCTTTCTTTTTCTCTGTGGTGCTTTAGCAGTGCTATTCCAAAGATTAGGTCTCAATGTACCTTTAGATTGTTTCAACCATTTGAATTCCTTTTTATATTTGTCATAGTAATGATCAAATATATCTACTGCCTTCTGTGCCATAGCAATATCATGTACAAGATTACCTTCAACCTCATACTGAACTACGTATGCAGTATAGGGTAACTTAATAGTGTTATGCTTTTCAAGGTCACATTTCTCATGTATTACTGTAACACTCATGATCTACCACCCCATTCAATTTGTGGGTATGCTTCAGTTACACATGCTTTAGTAATCTTCCAACGCTTACCAATCTGTTTATCTTTTGCAAGACATAATACTTCTGCTTCACCAGAAGATAATCCTTCTAGCATCTGTATAAACATCATCTCCCTTTTGTTTTGAGATACGTTAGATCCACCTTTAAAAAAGTGGTGAAGTAATCTTGCTTCTCTTTCTAATTGAGTATGCTCTGTACCTGCTGGTGCATCATTAGGTGTGTAAGGAACTTTACCAGGTGGTAGTAGACTTATAATAGAGTCATCAAAATTAATAATAAAAAGCATTCTCAATGCAGGAGTATTAAATTTCTCAAGCAAAGCAATCTTTTCTTTCTTGGTCTTTGCGTTTGATACTTTTTGGAGTACCTCAT